AGCAGTAAAGTCGCCAGCCGAGAACAACGTACCTGTCGTGTTGTCTTTAGTAGCAGAGCCACCGATGTTAATGAAGCAGCCAGCAACTGTGCCAGAGCCTGTCATAGAAAACACAAGAGCTGTTGCAGTGGCTTTAGCACCACCAGATGCAGCTGAAAATGTAGGAGTCTGACGGCTTCCTGTGTAGGTTGGAGCATTAGCACCACCAACTTCTAACCAACTAGCGTGACTCGCCTGTGTATCAGCCAGAACAGAAGTACCCGTTCCTTTTAGACCCATCACAACAGCACCAGCGGCTACGTTACCGAGCACGGTATCCATGGTCAAATTCAAACCAACGGTAGTCACTAGGTTGTGGATGTCGTCTTCCCACTTGAGCTGACCATCAGCGCCGTGGCACTTGATCTCATAGTAGCCAGAAATAGACTGAGCTTCTTTCACCGAAGAACCACGAACAACGGTGGCATCACACTGGTCTGCCATTTTAACTTTTTCGCTAAACATAAATACTCCTTTAATTAATCCGAATAATGGCGCTTGTTGAAGTCGCTGATGGAAATGTTACTGTGAACATATTACTACAAGTTTTGTCCGACCCAAAATCCAACACCGCTACAGCAGAACCAGTAGCCCCATTGTAAATTAATGCACCTCTGCAGGTAAAGCTCGCAGGGTCCCAAGTAACATTATCAAAAGAGATAAACGCTGTTGTTCCACTAGAAGCTGGAGGGATGTTAGTTAGTGTCTTACCACCTGCTGTATACCCTGTACCAGTAATTTCATTTGTAGTGCTATACGCCAACGTACTTGGACCAAGGTCAGCAAAGGCTGTGTAAAGCGCAATCTTATAGACTCCAGTAGTGAAGTCCTCATCCCCGTTTAACAGGTTTGTTTTAAAGATGGTAGTTGCGCCTTGCTGAATCATTCGTCACTTTCCACTTCAGTTTCCATCACACCAACCTTAAGAACTAGGTCACTCAAAACACTCAGCGCCTCAGTTGGGTGGTTATAGTTCAAATGAAACTCGATGTTGTTAAGCATCTGACGCATAGCGTCTAGTTGTGTTTTGTAATTTTTCATGGGTTCGGGGTAAACCTTGCTTGACCATTTCGGTACGCATCACCACGTTCTAAGCCAGTACCTAAACGGTTTAGTTGTTGTAAAGCCTCTTGGAACTGCTTCTCGTAGTATGTGACCATGTCTTGCTCACCCTTTTGGAACAGGATTGCTTCACGCATAGCACCGTACAGAAGAACAGGAGAGTAGTTATCCCCGAGCCAGCTAGTACCAGATGGGTTAGAAACAGTAGCTACAGTAACGGTAAAGCCAGAACCCGTATTGCCAATATAGGCAGAAGAAGCACTTAGCACATTGCCCGTGACATATAAAGAGCCACCATTCTTAATGGTTACAGAAATAACCCCGCCATTAGAAATTACGATGTCCGCTACTGCGCCTGTACCCTGTCCACCAGTTAACGGAACGCCAAGATATGTACCAGCAGTGTATGAAGTACCAGCCACAATACCTGAAGTAGTAGCAATAACCCCTTGTACGATTGTTGGTGGGTAGTAGAAATAGTGCAGCTCAACGTTGTAATTAGCGTCTGGTGTAGGTCCAAGTAAAAACGACAGTTCATTTGGGTTAGAAAACTGCGAACCAAACAAGGAATAGTACTTAGGCACACCTGCATCTGCAGGGTTGGGGTAGGCTTGACGAATGAAGTTCACATCTTTATTTAGCAAATACTCGTACTCTCCATTGGACTTAACCACAGCCATCGAAAACGCTGACAGGTAGTCGTTCGGGCAAGATAGGTACTTATTACTAACTGTAGCTGTGCCTACAACGTTCTTTCGCAAAGACGGAAGCTGCACACTGTTGTATACACGGTCTTCTGCCTGCTGAATAAATACAGGGATGTTCTCAACAAATAACTGCTCTGTTGTCTCTACATAACTCTGTATTGTCTGTGAAAGTTCGTTGTAGTTCATACTTTAACCCATTTTACCGCTAGACATTTTGCCCTTGGTAGCAGCGCCAGTACCACGCATCATAATCTTGCCGTACTTGTTTTCTGGGGAATAGTTACCCTTAGATACGTTACCTACAGAGATGTTAGCTTTGTCCAAGCCATTTCCAGGTTTAGTAACTGCAGAGCTCATGTTTACTTCTTTAGCACGACCTGCGTAAGCAGATGCTGGTTTGTTGTTAATGGCCATGATTAGCGACCTCTTCCAGCAGACTTCTGGTTCATTACTTTTGCAATGCCACGTCCGTATTTTTTCATATCCAGCTGTGACTTACCGCCACCTGAACGAGTTGCAGGACCATTTTCAATTTTAGCTATTGGACCTGAATCACCAAGGTTTTTACCCTTAGTTTTACCTTTTTTCTCAATGCCGTTAGCACCTGATTTGAATGACATAATTAACTCCTAAGTTACGTTTATTGTTACTGTACCTACTTCTATAGATAGTACCAAGTAATTCGGTGTAAGAATACTATCAAAGTAGCTTGCTCCCCCTACTGGACGCCACCCCCACTGAAACACCCTACTACCACCTTCTGGATAACCAAATGCGTCTGCAGCAGTTGACCCTGTATCTACTGCTTGAGTACCGCTATTACCAGACATTAAATAACTAATATCAGGTCTTGGCTCACGTACCGCCTGCGGGTCTGAAATAGGGTATAGCCCAAGAGATAGTTGTGGTTGATCTGGATCCCAACACGATGGGCATACCTTAATTTGATACAGCTTAGTCTTAATGACCTCTTTTTTTAGCTCTTTAAGTTTGTATTGTTGGCCACACCTATCACATTCAGCGATTGCGTACTTGCCAGAAGCGTATTTACTAGGCATTATTTACCTTAATAAAACAGTTGTCTAGGTACAAATCTATCTGATGCTTTATTTCTATCCTCGTCTGCTGCTAGCTGCCATTGCTGCTCATACTCAGTTTTAAGCATCACAACTCGATTGGGGTCCACGCCCTGTAGCTTCATACTTAGCTGCGCAGATAATCCCGCAACCATGCAAGGAATAAATCTAAAGGGTATGTCAGCAACGTTAACACCACCACCAGCATCTTGAATGCGACGCATGCGGTAGTAGACAAATGTGTACTGGTTACCCGGTGAGTTAGGTGTAGGCCAGACGTTAATACAAGGTAAGTTGTTCACATAAACTGAGGCTAAAGCAGCATGACTAGCCGCAGTTGTGCCATTTTGACCCCGCCAAGCATTAAGTATCTGATTACCAACTATATTTTGATACCCGATAGTCTCTGAACCGATGTTAACAAACCCAGCGGTTGGTAGTTGCGATGCATCAGTAAGTGTAATGGTTGTGCTTACATCTGAAATTGGGTATCCAGTAGCTAAGGTAGCTTGTGGGATTGTGGCAACTTGGCCTGATTGGCGGTTAATCCAAACCTGAATTGGACGCCCATTAGCGTTCTTATTTGGTATCGTAATATAGGTGGACTCAGAAATACGGGTGATATTAATATCCGTTTGATTGTTGCCTTGGCCATTGTTTGTGCGCACAACGGTATCTAAAAGGTCAATCGTATCGACTGGAATAGGGTAGATAGCCTGCCCAGTATTCATCACAACTTGCCCCTGCTCGATAGTCCACAGGTTAATACCTCGGTTAGCCCACTCAATAGTTAACAGGTTCAAGCTACGACGCGCTGTACGCATATCATAACCAGTACGTAGCTCTAACCCACAACGCTCAAAAGCCTCTTCTACGAGGTCTGTAAGCTCTAGGTTGAAGGTATCTAAACCGGAAGTAGTCGCCATTATTTACCCTTTACCTTTTTGGGCTTCTTCACTTTACCGCCTTCGGCGTATTGGGTAAAGTCAGTATTATCACGGCGAGCTTTTTTAACCCCACGACCCATCTTGGAAGGCATTACAGCGCCCATACCTCTGCTTGGTCTCATACAATTCTTCCTCGGGTTTTACCCTTAATAGCACAACCGTCTGCGCGTTTAGATGCTGAGGAAACTTTGCCACCACCAGCCATTTTCTTAGGCTTACCGTTGCGCATAGCGTTTTCAATCTCGTCAGCCCCAATAGCATTACGCATTTTCTTTTGCTGTGCTTCTTGGTCTGCTGCGTTCTTTTCGTCCAGACGTTTTTTCTGGTAGTCACGTACTTCTTGATACGCCTCATCGTCGGTCTTAGAAAGCTCTTTAATTACTTTAGAGCCTACGCTTTTTACCTTTTCCCAAACGCGTTTAGGAAGACCTAAATCTTCTTCGTTTTGCTGGCGGTCAATATCCGCAACGATTTTATCTGGATCTGGCTGTGCCATGATTAGACCATCCGTCCACGGGTTTTGCCTTTAACAGCACAACCATCTGCGCGTTTAGAAGCTGAAGATACCTTGCCACCTTTAGCCTTAGCAACTGGTTTAAAACGTCCACCCATCATGCCTTTTTCAAGATCACCGCTTCCGCCACCCCCGCCGCCACCACTAGGGCCTTTAGGCATTTTAAGTATTTCTTTCATCTTATCAAGTTCAGCTTGACGGATTAGGTCGCTTTTTGGAGTGCGCTTATCTTTAAAGTCTTCATTCTCAATCGCACGTGTTTTGGCTTTGTCTTTTTTTGCTTCATCTTCTGCAGCTTTATACCCAGCCGTTTCATTTGCGCTTCTTGCTACAGTTTCTTTTGCAGTGCGATCTCGCCCATACTTTGACCCAAAATCATCGTCACTTAAGTGTAAAGCGTCATGTATTAATGATTCATTAGCCATTTTTAAGCCCTCGTTTTTCCACGTATAGCACAACCATCAGCACGTTTAGAAGCTGATGATACTTTGCCACCTGATTTCATACTGTAGTTACTAGCATCCATAGCCTGAGCGCGTTTGGCTGCGCGCATACGTGGTGAATCGTCGGAAGAGCTATTAAATAAAGAATTTTTTAGTTCACTTCCAGTAGTACCAGACTTGGACTTATATGGTTGTTCTCGAATTACTTTAGGAGCAGAAGATTTACCAATGTTTAATTCCTTGCGTAGCCTATCTGCAGCATCACCTTTTGGTTCAGCTTTTGGCTCAGCTTTTGGCTCAGCTTTTGGTTTAGACGCTGTTTTAACTATATTTTTCAGCGCCTCTGTTTTTACTTCTGGCATTTCATCTTGCTCGCCATAAGTACTAGCTTTAGTTGGTGCATCAGGAACCGCTGCGCGCATGCGCGCCATAATAATTGGGTCTGTACGATCTGCACCGCCTAACCATTCTTCTTGCGCGGTGCTTAATCCGCCTTCTTCAAAGCGTTTCGTTTTCTTTTTCATTTGCACTTTCCACCTTTTTTCATAGCAATCATCTTACCCTTAGTTTTACCCTTAACTTCGCAGCCACCGCCTTTAGCCATCTTCTTAACTCCGCCGCCGCACTTCATACCTTTGGGTTCATTAGTTTCAGACTTAGCGTAAGCAGCTGGGCTTAACTTACCAGACTTAATAGCTTTAGCAGTCTTAGACAGGTTCTCTTCTTTATGCCCCTCAGACTTTTCGCCCTTGACATATTCTTTAGGGGAGATAGCACCCATACGCAAAGCTTTAGCTTCACGCATTTCTTCTGTTTTTGATTCTTTACCGCCAAATAGTTTAGTTGCCACGATTATTCCTTTAAAATTAAGGTCTCCAATGCCCTGTTACATAATCAACTAACCAACCACCTAAAGCTACTATTGCAAGCCACAAAAGGCTAGTTAATGTTTTCTCAATAATAGCCTTACGCAACGCTGCTCTATCTGCTTCTGCTTTAATCGCCATGCGAACCCAATGAACTTCATCATCTGATAGTGGGTGTTGTTGTACTGATTCAGCAACGGCTTCTTTTACCGCAGTTTGGATTAATAAAGCCAAGGAAGCATAATCTTTACGTCTATCTTCGCTAGTCCAATTTGCGCTAATCTCGTTCATTAACATTTCCATCGTTTTAAAGATGCTGCTTTACGAGTTGGATTGCCATTCTCATCTTTCATTGGTCCGGGCATCCCAGACATACGAGCACAGAACGACTTCTTCCTAGCCCCACCTTCAGGCTGTGGAGCCTTTAAATTACTACCTGTTGCCTTGTTATAAACGGCTCTGCCTTTAGCAGTTAAGCCAGCACCTTTAGAGACGGGTAACTTTTCACCACGTCCTACTGCTAAAGAAGGGGATTTCTTCTTGGTTGCCATTAGCCATTAGACCCAGTAATTGCGTTTTTGACTAATACTATATTGAAATATGCACTGACTGAATTGTTTGCTGCTACCCCAATAGCTGATGCTACAACACTGTTCTTTTCTGGGATTATGTACGGATATGTAAAGTCATATTGCACAGAACCATTATTTAAAGTAGATACGGCTCCAACACGCAAAATATCATCTGGACCATGTTGCTTTAAAAAAGCTGTTACAGAAGTTGAACCTGTAACCTGCCCTGTAGTAATAATACCTGTAATTAAGTAGCCTGTGTAACCCGCTGGAACACAGTATTGTGCCGTGGTACGGTTGTTGTATCCAGTTGCAATGATGTCGTATAAAACTGCTGGAACACCTGCTGTTACTACGCCTGTACCCGCATTAATATTACCCGCATTTACTCCGCCTGAACCTGCTGTAGTTACGTAAAACCCGTTTATATAAAGGTAACTATACCCTGTATTTACTGGTGTTTGTCCATCTAAAATAACAGATTCACTAACCTCGTTATAGTCTGCGTCAACCCCAAATATAGCTACTGTACGTGCGCCAGTACCAGCAGAGGTATCATTAGCACTACTAGAACTTATCTTAAGCACGGAAGCTGTTGTTGGGTGCGGGATAGTTCCGCCATCGGGCCAAACAGATTCCTCTGAGGTATCAACGTCTGGGTTGTAACCAAAAATATTAATCACTTCATGACCAGTAATCTGACCACGAGCGACTTGAAGCTCAAAAGGCTCGTATTGGCCTTGACGTGTTACTGAGGAATAAATTGCCATGATTCAGTCTCCTATTAAAGACGGGGGCCGAAGCCCCCTGGTTAATTAAGCCTGAGTTACGCCAAGAGCGCCAACGCGGGTTGCATTAGGACCAACTGCAATACCTGGCAACAAGATACCAACTACAAGGCGCTTGATACCATCGCATGCTGCAGAAGGAACGTATGTGCCGCGAACGTCACCTGTTGTGGTAGTCGCAGTTGCTGTTGCAGCAGCTACAAATGTACCAGCATCACGGGCCAATGTGTTGTTATAACCAACAGAGGCTAAGTAGCCTGCG